GGAACATGGTTTGGATGGGATGTATCTAAAGTTGGTCCGGTTACAGATAAAGGTGTTTATGCGATTGCTAAAAGCTTTGCTGAAAAAAACAGCAAGGGTCAAGTAAAAGTAAAACACGGATCTGACGAATCAAAAACCGATTCACCATATTAATCATCTAGCATGAGCTAGGTTCCTAGGATTGGGCGTGGAAGCGAGAGTGGAAACGCCCAAGACAAAATTATGATAAAGAAGTTTAGAAATATATTTACAGGATTAGAAGAAAGGTTTGGCTACCACATAGTCGAACATCAAAACAGTAACGCTACAAAAAAATCAGGAATCTCTTGGACTTCTGACTATAACCATGATGATTCTATGTGGCAGGCTCATTTAGAAGGTAAAAAATTCAATGTAAAAACTAAAAACGGGAGTATTGAAGCAGACAGTTTAGGAATATGCCCTATTAATAAAGAAAGTAAATGTAAATGGGGAGCAATAGATCTAGATAATTATAAACCAAATTTAGAAGAATTATTTAAAAAATTAAAAAGTATAAACGTCCCTGTCATTCCAATAAGATCTAAAAGTGGTGGTGTGCATGTATATATCTTCTCAAAAGAGTATGTACCTGCGCTACTAATGAGAGAAAAACTTCATTCAATCAAACATATTTTTGGTGTGGAAAAACCAGATAGAATTTTTCCAGTTCAAAAATATTTAGATTTAGACAAAGGCTCTGCAGGGAGCTGGATTAATCTACCTTATTACAACTACCAAAACACAGAAAGATATATGATAAAAGAAGATGGATCAAAAGCATCAATAGAAGAATTTTTTGAGGCACAGGAAAAGGGTTTAATTACAGTTGATCAACTTAAAAAGTTAGAATGCACTTTGAATGGGGACGATTTTAAGGACGGACCTCCTTGTCTACAAACATTGGCTAGTTTCGGAATAGAACGAGGTGCCAGGGATGAAGTTTTATTAGACATGACTAGATACTTAAAAATGCGTTTTCCTGAGAATTGGCAAAATAAAACGGGAGAATATAACACAAAATTTTTTAAACCGGAACTAACATATAAAGAAGTTCAAAAGGTAGTAGGGTCTAGAGAAAAAAAAGATTATGTTTATAGATGTAATCAAGACCATTTAAGTAAATTTTGTAATAAGAATGAGTGTATCTTGAGAAAGTTTGGAGTTAAATCGATTAAAGGACTACGAAACACGGCTCTCGGACCTTTGTCATACATAAGATCAACACCAAGACAATGGTTTTTAGGATTTGATGGAGACGAAGTAAAATTAAATTCTAAAGAATTAATTAATCAACAATTAGCTCGAGAAGCAGCAACAGAACAAACAGGTAAAAGTCCACCAAGAATGAAACAGGTGGATTGGGATACGGCAGTCATTGAGTTACAAGAAAGAGCTACAGGAGAAGACGCACCAGAAGAAAGCATGCCAATGTTTAAATTAAAGGAAATCATGAAAGACTTTTGTTTCAAATCACGGAGAAGCGAAGATAGAACGCATATCGATAGAAAACCTTTTGTTGATACGAAGAAAAAAATGGTTCATTTTACCTTTGACAATTTATTTACTCATTTAGTAGACGAGAAAAAATGGAAATTTTCAGAAGAGAATACTCATTTATTTTTAAAAAAAATGGGTGGAGTAACAAGAGACAAATTACATATTCAAGGAAATATAAAAAGGAATGTTTATTCTGTTTCTAGCACCAATTTCGAAGAAGAAAAATTAGTTTGTGAAAAAATAGAGTTTTCAAACGAAAAGAAGGATAACTTTTGAAAAAAATTGTTCCAGATTTATACAGAACGACTAAAATTTTTGGTCCACCAGGAACAGGAAAAACAACTCGTTTACTAGAAATTTTAAAAGAAAAATTAGATTATGGCTATAGTAAAGCTGATGTTTGTTTAGTGGGATATGCTAGAGCAACAGCCACCACGCTTCAGATCCGATGCAAAGACGAGTTTAATTTTAGGGAGGAAGAGTTAGATTCTATAAGAACTATTCATTCTCTGTGCAAAGAGGCTTTACCTAGGGAACTCCAATTATTGACCAGCTCGGATAAAAAATATTTAAATAAAATATTAAACTGGCCTAAATCTGATTGGCTTACTAGAGAGCAATACAAAAAACAAATCAGGGAAGAAGATGATCCAGAAGATGAAGATGATAATGAAGAAAGAAAAAAATTAGAAAAAGAAAGAAGAAAATTTTTAGAAAACAAACTGGATTTAATTACTAAAGGACGTAATACTTTTTTTCACGGAAATTCTTGGCTATCAGTTAAACATTATTTTGAAGAAATTCAGGAAAATTACCAATACAATAATATACAATTAGATGACTTAGAGTTTACCTACAACACATATAAAGATTATAAAAAAGCCTACGGAATAATGGATTTTACAGATATGTTAGCCTTGACTTTGAAGCCTGACATAATTCTTCCTAATTATGATATTTTATTTGTGGATGAATGCCAGGACTTAAATCCCCTGATGTGGAAAGTTCTGGATAAAATGTTCAAAGGAATTGGGGACAAACAAATTTACCTGGCTGGAGACGATGATCAATGTATTTACGGTTTTAACTGCGCTAATCCGGATCAATTTCGTACTAGGGAATGTGATAAAAAAGAAAAACTAGAAAAATCATACAGATTACCCAAGAAAATAAAGGATTTTTCCCAAAGTATAATAGAAGAAATTAGTCCTGAGTTCAGGGAGGAAAAAGAATTTTCCCCTAAAACCAAGATTGTAGATGGTAAGGATACAGGAGAAATAATTCAAGGAGAAATAATAGATGTTTTTGATTTAGATGAAATTGCAAGAGACCTTTCAAAAGAAGATTGGATTATGTGTGCTAGGACCGGGCACCGGACATTTGATTTTAAAAAACATTTAATGGAAAAAAATTTACTTTGGAAATCCAGAGGCCCTGTAGGTAGAGGAAGAGATTTTAACTATTCAATTAAAGATAAAGTTGTAAATATTTTAAATACTTGGGATAATTTAAAAAAAGGTTACAAAGTAGAAGGGAGAGAGATTTGCGATCTTATTCAACTGATAGATAAAAAATTTTTAAGAATTTTAAAAAAAGAACACATTAAAGAAAAAAGCAATCTTTTCTTATCTGATCTCTCTTATGACAGGAATGATTTATTAACTAAAAATATTTTTAAACAAGATTTTAATCTTGATAAAGACTGGTTTAATTTTATAGCTTTTAAACAAAAGCATGTTTCCGAAGCTAGTAAAGGTAAAAGGCATTTATTTAAAGATAATGATGAAGTACAACAATACATTATAAAGGTTTGGAAAAAAGACCCCACTCTTAGAAAATCAAATATTACAGTGGGAACTATTCATTCTGTGAAAGGAAGGGAAGCCACAAACGTTATTGTATGTGATGTATGGGACTCTCTTCCTATGAAAAGCTACAAAAATATGACTCCTTTTTTTAGAAGAGAAGAAATTAGATGTGCCTATGTGGGTGTAACTAGAAGCAAAAGAACTTTATACATGTATAGACCAGTATGTAATACCAGGTGGGGGGAAGACCATTTTCCTCTTTTAGAAAGGGAAAAATATGAGTGAAGAAGAGTTTTATAGATTTATTCAAAGAATGGAGAGAGAAGTATGGGGGACAGATGAGTAATGCATATAAAAAACAAATTGGCGGAACACACTATCAGAAATTTAAAATTCAGCCAAGTAAATTTGTAATTGAAAACGAGTTGCTATATCCTGAAGGATGCGTTATAAAATATATCTTGAGACACAGATTGAAAGGAAAAAAACAAGATTTATTGAAAGCAATACATTTTATAGAAATGATTATAGAGAGAGATTATAAATAATGCAAAAACCCCTTTTTACAGTTCCAACAGAATGGGTACACCCAGATTCTTTCCCAGACTTATCTGTATATGAAGAAATCTCAATAGACTTAGAAACAAAAGATCCAAACCTGATTAAAATGGGGCCAGGGACTTTTAGACAAGATGGAGAAGTTGTTGGAATAGCTGTTGCTGTTTCTAATTGGTCTGGTTATTACCCAATCGCCCATGAAGGCGGGGGAAATATGGACCGTAAAAGAGTTCTTGAATGGTTTGCCGGCGTCCTTAAAACAGATTCACTTAAAATATTTCACAATGCTATGTATGATGTTTGTTGGATTCAAAGTTTAGGTCTAAAAATAGGTGGTAAAATCGTAGACACTATGATTGCAACATCTTTAGTCGACGAAAACAGGTTTAAATATGATCTTAACTCTGTTGCTAAGGAGTTTACTGGGATGGGAAAAAATGAATATGCATTACAAGAGGCTGCTACTGCATGGGGTGTAGATCCCAAATCAGAAATGTACAAACTTCCCGCTCTATATGTCGGAGAATATGCTGAAAGAGATGCTGAGATTACTTTAGCTTTATGGCAGGAGCTTAAATCAAGAATCTTGGAACAAGACTTACAAGCTATTTTTGATATGGAAACGGAATTATTTCCTTGCTTAGTGGAAATGAAATCAAGGGG